AACAGATGGTATACACAGAGGTTTGGCTCGTAGAGGAATGAAAGTTACTCGCTTTAGTGCTGGTAAGAAGCCCAAAACTATTAACTAAGCAATCTTTATATACCCTTTATATATAGGTTCTATAAGAACATGGTCAACGAAGACAATTCTAACAAACAAGTTGAAGAATCAGAAATCACCAAAAGTGAAGATGATACTCAACGAGTTGATACGGAAAAATCTTTCCAAGAAACTGTAAAATCAGGTTTTGACACACTGACAGAAGTTGTTCAGTCTATTGCTGAAACACAAAAGGCAACGCAAGAAACCTTAGGTGGATTAGACAACAGATTGAAAGCACTAGAGACACCAACTGACTTGCCACTGTCCCCAAAAGGAACAGCAGCATCACAGGACGTTGGGGCAAAAGTAACAGTTCCAGATACCTATCAATCAAACTCTAAACAAGTAGGTTTAGATTCTGATAGACAGGGCGAACTAAAACCAAGCTCAGACAAAGGTGGACTAAAAATGCAGCAAAAATCAGATGATACAGGACTAGTAGAGAAAGCACAGCATACTTTTACAACCGAAACCCCTCGACCAAATGCAGCCTTAGAAACTGTTGATAAATCTATCAAAGATGAGTCAATGATTTTGAAAGACGCACGAGCAGAAGGGTATGAAGGTTTGTCACAAGTAGCTAGAAACATTCTCTCAGGAAAGTATTACAAACCTTCAGAAGACGAAATAGGAGCATACTAAAATGGTACAAATCAGAACAATCGATGAGTTGGAAGCTCTCTATTACGGACACAACAGAAACCTTCTACGCAAAGCTGACGCACCAATCACTACTTCAACAGTAGGAACGTTCAATGCTATTTTCGGAGCATACGCATGGGCTCAGTTGAACCTCGAGGCAAATGCATTTGGTATATTACCAAAGTATCCTTGGGACAAATCAGGTTGGAGGGTTATTACAGCAAAGCCTACACTAAATACCAATCAGGGCAACACTGCTCTAGGTGGAACTAGTGAGGGTGGAAATATTGCCGAGACTGTGAAACCAACATTACAAGAAATTGATGTTAGACCAAAGACAGCACAACTGCCTTTCTCAGCATCAGAAGTTATGGAATGGTTGGCAACACATTCTAAAGACGATATTTGGGGTGGTCTAGGATCACTACGATTATTTATGGCTGTACAACACAAAGAGTTTCTTAATAGAATGCTTTTAGCAGATGTGGAAGCAGAAGCAGCAGGTGCAAGTGGAGCAAACACTGGCACAAAAGACTTTGAAACACTAGACAGAATCGTCAGCAGTGGAGCTGAAGAGACTGCCGTGGGTGGATCACAGTCAGGCTTGTATGATCCTTGGGCAGCAAATGCTACTATCGACAGAGATAGTGGAACTACATTTGACGCAACAGTGGAATCTGCAAGTGGAACAATAGGAACTAATGGAGTCTTAACTGACGATACCCTAAGAACTTTCTTACGAAAGATTAGGATAGCAGCAGGTAAAGATCCAAACGTATTTCTCGGATCTCACGAAGTTTATTCTGAGATACAGGGCTTGTATATGCCATCAGTCAGGATTCCAAATCCTTACGGTGAAGCATTAGTTCAAGTCGATGTAAACGGAATCCAAACATTCAAGGGAACTGGAGTCGGCATTCATGTCGACAGTATTTACGGAATACCATTCATACCAAGCAAAGACGCACCAAGTAATAGTGCTGACTCAGCAGAGATCGGCAGACTATTTGCACTTGATACATCTGACGCAGAAGGTTATGGTTATCCAAGAATAGGAATCCAAGTGGCAATACCCACCGAGTATTACGAAGCGACTAGAAGAACACCAGCTTATCCATTCGTCAACAACGCTTTTGTAGAAAAAGGCGTTTATCGAACGATGGGTGAAACGGTCTGTAGACACTTCCGATCACAAGGTAAGATTAGAGACATTAAACTTTAGTCAAACCAAAATCCTTTTTTTTTAATCTTTATATAGGGGGACTTACTACCCTTTTATATGGCATTAACAATCAGCACAAAAGATTGGACAGATGGCAACGTGAGAAAAACACTCTCATGGCAAGCTGCTTTGACTTCAAAGCTGCGAGTATACGCTATCAAAGTTACCTTCGGGGCTTCTGATAACTATGCAACGGGTGGTGTTTCAGCCGACTTGAAAGAAAGTCGAATTAAAACGCTAGTCGCAGTAATTCCGACTTTTACTAACTGTCGGCAAGAAGTAGTATATGACAAAGCAAATCAAAAAATTCAACTATTTGATGTAGGTGGTGGAGCACAATCAAAATTCGTTGAAGTTGCAAACACAAGCTCAACATGTAACTCAAAAATATTCGAGTTTCTAGTCATAGGCTACTAGAGTCCAAAAATAGCCCTTTTTTTTTCTTAAAGTTTATATATGACAGAATTAGTGAATAAGTATGGTAGAACTAAATCATAATGTAGTATCTTTCAACTCTGACACGCTTATAAAAGGAGCACATGGTGTAATCGTTAATGTTTACATCTCAAAAACTGGTTCTGGTTCTGATAAGGTAGTTTTCAAAAACGGAACAACTTCTAGTGGAACAGCAGAATTTACCATATTCACAGCAGCTCAAGGAACTTATGTTGGAATAAACAGAAGGTTTGAGAGTGGTATTTTCGCAGACGTAACAGGCAGTGCTGAAATCACAGTAGTCTTTAAGTAACTTTAAATACATTAGTGTTTTATATAATACATGGCTACGACCTATTGTTCAGTTGGTGACGTATCGGATTTTCTTAGAGTTCCTCTTACGGCAACTACTACTCCCAGCTCAACACAAGTTGAAAAAATCATTAACAGAAAGGAAGAAGAATTAGACAGACGTATAGGACATGCTTGGAGATCAAAAACAATAACAAGAGAAGTTCATGACTTACCACTATTATACACATATGGTTGGGGAACACCTATATTCTTACAGCATAGAAATATCTACGACTTTGATTTAGCAGAAGGAGACAAGATAGAAATATGGCAGGGTGCTTCGGCAGTATGGGAAAATATTTTAGGAAATTCACAATGGTATGACATAGAATATGAATATGGAAGATTATTCTTAAGAGGATTTATATTTTCAATTTTAAGAAAAAACAGGGTTAGAGTAACTTATAGATACGGTGGAGAAAACTATGCTGGTGATACAACAGTTCCACTGGACATAACAGACGCAGTGATAAAAATGACATCTATAGAATTACTTAATACAAGTTTCAGAATGGACGAACTCCCAACTGGTGGTATGACTAATGTATCCGAATCCAAAAGAAAATGGGAGGAAGATATAGAAAAGTGTATCGACAATAGAAGGGAAGTGTTCGTCATACCATGACCAATTATCTTGGATTAAAAACATTAACAGTAATTAATAAAACTCAAAAACTAATTAATAAAAAAGATAAAAATTTTTTAATTGAAAACATCAACTATGAAGATCAAAAAGTCTTTGATCTTCTTTCTAGTGGTAATACTGTCGGTTTATTTCAATTGGAAAGCAGTGGAATGAGAGAAGCCTTAATGCAAATGAAACCCAACCATTTAGAAGATATTATTGCTCTTGTAGCTCTTTATAGACCTGGCCCTATGAGCAATATACCAACATATAATGATTGCAAACATGGTAAAAAAAAACCTGATTATTTGCATTCTTATTTAGAAGATATTCTTAAACCTACTTATGGAGTCATTATTTATCAAGAACAAGTTATGCAAATTGCTCAAAAGCTTTCAGGTTTTACTGCTGGTGAAGCTGACATTCTAAGAAGAGCAATGGGTAAAAAAAAAAGAGCTGAACTTGAGAAACAAAAACAAAGATTTATTGATGGCGCTGTAAGAAATGGAATATCCAAAGAAGTAGCTGCGAGTATTTTTTTAAAGATCGAACCTTTTGCCGAATATGGATTTAACAAAAGTCATGCAGCAGCTTATGCAATAATCGCTTATCAAACTGCTTACTTAAAAACTTATTTTCCACATGAATTTTTTTCTGCCTCAATGACTATGGATATATCTAATCAAAATAAACTTAGTGAGTTTTATGAAGAACTTAAAAGATTAAATATTAATATAGTAAGACCAGATATTAATAAATGTTATGCAGATTTTAGATCAGATAATAATAATTTTTATTATGCTTTAGGAGGAATTAAATCAGTTGGCTATGAGGCGGTGTCTAACATTGTTAAAGAAAGAATTAAAAATGGTCAATTTAAATCTATTCATAATTTTATAAACAGGTTAAATCCAAAAGATATAAATAAACTTCAGTTAGAAGGATTAGTTAAAGCTGGAGCTTTTGATAACTTAAATACAAATAGACAATCTTTGTTTAATTCAATTCCAAATTTAATTTTAAAATCTAAAAATAACTTTGAAAATAAAATTGCCAACCAAATTGATTTATTTTCAACAGAAGAAGTTAAAGACGAAGATATTATTTTACGAACAAATGATTGGAAGTTTGAAGAAAGATTATCTAAAGAATTTGAAGCTGTTGGTTTTTTTATTTCAGATCATCCACTTAACCAATTTAAAGATATTATTGAAGCTTATAAAATAATTAATTTTAATAAATTTAATAGCAATAATGAAATTAATGAAGGTAATGTAGCAGCCACACTTCTAAAAGTTCAAGAAAAGAAAACACAAAAAGGTAATTCTTATGCAATTATTAAATTCACAGACTTATCTAGTGTGTTTGAATTATTTATTTTCTCTGATATTTTAGAATTAAATAGAAATTCTTTAGTAGAGGGTAATTCATTCATAATTACCTTAAGCAAAAATTTATCTGAAAATGAAAATAGATTTAAAAGAATCAATGTTAAAAAGATTGCTTCGCTTAAAGATTTATTTAATAAACCAATTTCTGCAATTGACTTTAACACAAACAAAACTAGTCAAATTCATAAAATTTCTAGTTTAATTGAAAAAAAGGGTTTAACTGAGGTTAAAATTAAAGTTAAGGACAAAGATAATGAGCTTGTTTTTAAATTAAAAAATAAAAGACTTGTTGATAGAAAATCAATAAATACGCTAAAAAACCAAGATATCTCTACAATTATTCATTAAAAAATACTTGTTTATTGCTTCAATAATTTGTAAATAACCATCTAAATTAACACGCACACAGTTTGTGGTTTTATACCTCCGGTCCTTAAATGGAAAAGACTGTGGTGGCATAACCGGGAAAAAATATGAAAATACCTACTATAACTATTCAACAACTTTTAGAAGCAGGCGTTCATCTTGGCCATAAAACTTTGAGATGGAATCCAAAAATGAAAAAATATATATTTGGAAAAAGAGACTCTATTCATATTATTGATTTAACTCAAACATTAGAATTAACCAATGTAGCATTGGAAAAAGTTTACAATACAATCATTAATAATGGTAAAATTTTATTTATTTCTACAAAAAAACAAGCTTCAGAAGCTATAGCAGAACTAGCAAAAGATACAGATCAATATTTTGTAAATTATAGATGGCTAGGAGGAATGTTGACTAATTGGGGAACAATTTCTAAATCAATCAAAA